TAAGTGACACGCCTAGTAGACGCTCTTCTTCTGTGTTGTTCTTCCACTGCTTACGTAGGTAGGGGAACTTAGTAAAGGTTGATTGTATAGTACCAAGTATGGTAGCTAAGCGTACCTTCTCTGATAGTGTGTCAATAGTGTCAGTTGCACGTACAACTACTTCCGTTAAGTTGCAAAATTGCAACGGTCTTAAAATTATCTCGCTGCACGGATTGGTTCCGAACTCATGATCAGTCTCACGTCTACCGTTTTTAGCTGCTTGTTTCTTAGATGCCTGGCGATTAAAGATACCACGTTCACCTGAGCCTGACTCAACTAGAGCCATCCATTCACGCATGAATGACAGACTGTCAGGCTTCTCAGTGTAGCTTACAGAGTTGTTAGCCAAGGCACGTTGCGGGTTGTTATCCCACCAAGAGCCTGACTTAGCGTGACGCATACGGTCATCAGATAAATTACTCAATGAAATCATAGCACTACGCCGAACACCACCTACTACAACTACCTCACCAATCTTGCACATGATGTCGTGGCACTCAATAGATGATAGCCTTCGCTCTTGTGCATCCTTAAAGGTCTTGATAACAAAGTTGAATAGGTCTACTAATGGCGCTGGGCCACTAGCTCTACCACCAAACGTCTTAAGCGGGGCACCTGCTGGGCGTACTTTAGAAACGTCCCACGTTGGGATCTCACCACTATACAGGAGTGCAATTAATTGACGCAAAGATTTAGCCCACCCCTCCTTACTATCCCTGACGACGATATTAGTCTCGCTCTGGAAGAGTTGAGGCACATCTGGGAGCTTACTGACGGACTGCCTCTCTACACTGAAACCCACGCCAGTGCCACAGAGGAGGATAAACATAGCCTCATCGAAGCTTTTAAGGTCATCTACGGCTAGGTAGCTACAGTTATACATACAGGTGTTGTCACGATCAGCAGCAGGACCAGCAGTCATTAGGCTACGCATAGAAGGCATTACTTCTAGGCCAAGTATAGCTTGCTCTAGTTTATACTTAGTGTTTTGATCTACAAGATCACGGATCACGTTCACAGAGAAGCGTGTTACTGTATCATCCCAAGACTCACGCCCATCACCTTCGTAATACTTGGCGTAACGTGACTTGTGGATAAACGATTGGTAGTCTGTTGGTAGGTAGTTATTCATTTCTCTTTGACCTCTATATTTTCTACGATTAAGCCATCTACATCATATAGCAAGGCTCGTATTACATCTGCAACTGCACCTTCATTTGACCCGTCAATGGGCAGAAAGTTTTCCTCTGGATCAACCTTAATTGTTACACTTACATGGAACTTCATAGTATTACCTTTTATCTCCGCTGCCTTTAATGACACCGCGTTCTTCACGATCATTTAGCTTAGCCATATTAGTCTCCATAACATCATTAAGGTTGCTATAGAAGAAGTTAGCTAAAGCAGTAGCATAGAAAACAACATCCCCTAGCTCTGATACTATGTCTTGTTTATCTACTTTTGTGTTGTCACGCAAGTACTTTTTAATCTTTTCAGCAACTTCTCCTGCCTCACCTACAAGACCAAGTGTATTCTCTACTAAGCGTACTTCTCCTTCAGTTATAATCTTGCCTTCCACCCAGTAAGAGTAGTCCATAGGGTCTGTAGTAAAACCTCTAGGTGTGTCTGTGTCGTGGATCATCTATGTACCTCGCTCATAGTTTCTAGCATTCTATTTAAGTAGTATTGTGCCTTTTGCATATCTTCTACTGGTTTATTCTTGTACCTGTACCTGTGTTGATACTTAATCATATTACCTTGACAGTATGCTATAAAACCTTCCTTACCTAGTACCTGCTTGATGTAGTCAATACACTCTACACCACCTAAGTTGTAGTGCGCTGGGCGGTTTACAGGATCGTAGGTATCTTCCTCTTCTGGTTTATTCATACTAGCAGTTTCCTTCTGTCTTAGTCCACTTATCTATTGTGTAAACGTTACCTACTTTAGTCACGCTTACACTCTTATCAGGTAACATCTCTTCCATGTCAATACCCATAAGCTCATTTCTACGCTCTTCTACTATTTCATACACTTCGGGGAACTCTTCTGCTACAGATAGAAACGCAGACATCATAGTTACTACGTCTAGCATGTGAGCTTTGATCCTCTTTGGTACGTCACCCTCTGGATGTACAATCATAGAGGTGTTTATCTCACCTTGCCAATCATCTCCGTCTTCCCAGTTAATAGCACGTATGATTAGTGCCATCTCACCAGGGGCTAGGTCTGTCTTTGGTTTATTACCCATTAGGTTCTCCTCTTTCCTTTAAGGGATATCCTATCTAACCTGATAGGCTTGCCTCTTTCTTTTAACCAGGACTCAGGTATGACACGATTGGCCCACTTGAATCCGTTCTTGTCGCACCACTCAAAGTACCTAGACTTAGCACCTTTGTATAGCTTACCTTTAGCATTGCTGAATACAAAACGTATGTCTAGCTCTGGGTGTTGCTTCTGTATCTCTAAGTGTTTGCGCCTGTCTTCACTATCAAACATACCTTTGCTCTCTATTATGATGCCGTTGTCTAATACGAAGTCTGGTGTGTAAGTTCTATATCTTAAGTCTTCCCACTCAATCTTTAGTGACTCATACCTGACTTTCTTTTGACAGTCTTTGAGTACCGCAGCGATGTTCTTCTCTAAGCCGCTGCGGTATTTACCTTTATTGTGGAACTTCAACGTGTATATAGTCTACCATTGGAGGTGCTTTTGCTTTAGACATTACAGAGGGAAGAGTCTGTAACTCAGGCCAGCAACGCTTCTTGTAGTCACAGAAGCCACACATCTTACTAAGCTTTATATTACCAGTAAGTTTAGTACGGAATGTCTCAGGCTCTGATTCAAAGCAACGCTTAAAAGGTTTGTCTTCATCAATGTAAGATACTGTATCCTTCATCTCACCTAAGACTTTATCTTTATCTACGTTAGCAGCAGAGACATACTTGAAGTCTCCATTGACTTTGTTGATTACCCACCAGCCACCTACAGGAGCGTCTTCTGCTTCTGCATAGCCTACAAGCTGTGGTATGTAGCCAAACCCATCACCAGAGTTGAGAGCTTCAAAGCTAGAGAACTTATTCTCATAAGACCAAGGAGAGGCAGACTTAACGTCATCTACCTTACCGTCTAGCTTCATGTCGTACTCGCCATTGATCTTACGCCCATCTAAGTCAAGCGTAACCTTTGCATTGTCTTCAAAGTCAACACCAGCACCACGTAGTATGCCTTTAAAAGCAGCCTCTACAATGTCACCAATCATCATCATCATTAAGAAGCGGGGTGGGAAAGCTTCCTTATGCTCTGGCTCATTCTTATCAAACCAAAGCTGGCAAGTAGGACGCCCAATGTTGGACATCCTTAGTCTAAAGTCACCCCTTGGACCACCGTTGAATTGCTTATTCATAGCGTCTCCAACGTCAGACACAACCTTATCAATTATGCTTTGATCCATACCCTTTTTACCAGCAAGAACAGAGTTCATGTAGGTGTGAAGGGATAGCTCAGCAGGGTGATCCATCATTAAAAGTCCTCCACATCAACGATAGACGCAACGATCTCCTTTTCATCATCCTCTATGTCTTGCCTATTGTTCTCATCCCACTTAGATAGGATGCCAGTATTAGTAACTTCTACAAACTCCAAGAACTCTTTGAGTACTTCATTATCACCCTCTTGTACATCTACGAAGTCAGGTGAGTTGAACGTATAGGAAGCGTACTGATTGCCGTTAGGTAAGTCATGGATACCTGCGCCTAGTGCTACGTTAAACTGAATAGGAAGCTTGTTCTTACGTGCTGTAGTAGAGATAAAACCATTCAATGCTTTGACGCTAAGCTTATTCTTAATGTCTGTAACGAATGGCATATCAACGTAGTCACCTGTGATACGCTTACCTTCTTCATCTGTAGCATCATCAAGAGTGATGAAACCAAAGACAACCATAGTGCGACTAATAGAACGTATAAGGTTCTTTACAGCCTCTGATGCTGCATCCCAATCTTTGATGTAGCCTGGACGACCTAAGTTAAAGCCACCCTTGGTGTCCTTGAAGTCACCCTTAAGATCAGTAACCATTACTGTCTTGTTCATGGCGTTTAGCTCACTGTCAAACTGCGTCCACTGCTGACGTATAGCGAAGATGCGGATCTTAGGGTTCTCTGTGTAGATAGCCGTGTCCTCATCTAAGGTAAGCTTGTAGACGCCTACAGGCATTACCTCTGTCTTGATGTTCTTGCCAGCTACCTCCATCAGCCCCATAGTTGGCTGGTGTACCTGTGTTAGTCGTGCTAGAGATGACTTAGCAGAGGAGTTACCTGTACTAGCTACTCCCATCATCTCTGCTAGGGATACCCCTGATTCATTTGCTACTGTTAGTTGTGTACTCATAGTTTTTCTACCTTTTTTATCTTAGTTTGAATAGACAGTTATACATTAAACGTCCACTGTGTCAAGCCAGTTTATACCTATTTTTGCTTCTAATAGTAGAGGTACATTCATTGTCACACCGTATGCCTTCTCTACTAAATCGTTTAAGTCGTTGTTCAAGTCATTAACTATCTGTATTACTTGATCTTCCTCCTCTGGATGTATGTCAATTACTGTTGAGTCATGCACTGTATTAACGAGGCAAGAATGCAACAGTTTTAATCTATCTTCTAACTCATTCAAGACTACAGGAACTACGTCACCTGTTGCAAAGCCTTGCACTGGATAGTTCTTAATCATAGTAAAGAATGTAGGTGTGCCATTCTCTCTGCGTTCACAGCCAGGGAATGCGTACTGCCTACCTGACACGTTAGTAATCTTCTGTAGACGTATGGCTTCGTCACCTAACTTCTTGTGCCACTTAGCTATCCCTTTGTATTTGTTGATAAACTCCTTATAGTAAGCAGCCTCTGCCTTACTCCTGCCATATCCACTGGCCCCAAAAAGAGGAGCAAAAGTATGTTCCTTCCCTTGCTGACGAGTAGTAGGCTGACCTGCATCAGAGATAACCTTGGCAGTGTAGCTGTGTACGTCAAAGCCTGTAGCTATCTCTTCCATAGCAGTTTCATCTTGTGCTAGGAACGCAGCAGTTCTGAACTCAAGCTGAGCAAAGTCAGCCTCACATATCTTACCGCCAGCCCAACGAGATACAAACACACGCTTTACTGGGAACGTACCGCCTCTGGGCATGTTCTGCATATTAGGGTTCCTACCGCTAAATCTACCAGTGGCAGTGATGTGTTGAGTGAGACTAACGTGGAGGTAGCAGTCCCCTCTGGTAAAGTCTGAGATACCTTCGACAAAGGAACTGAGGTAGGAGCTAATAGCAGATAGCCTACGCAGATCGCTAAGAAAAACCACAGCATAGTCCATACCTTTCGTTTTAGCATTCGATATAAGAACATCTAATTTATCCTTTCCTGTTCCAAAACCATTTGCACTAACCCAAGTCTTACCTGGAGGATAGAAACCTAGCCCTGCAAGCTTGTCTAGCTTCTTTAGTTGGTAGCCTCTAGCGTTGCAGTCCTTACAGTTGTTAGGCTTAGCGTAAGGCGTACCATCTTTCTTCTGCTTGAACGTCTTACCTTTACCCTTACACGTAGGGCAGGTAAAAGCTTTAGTCTTGTATGTACGTTCTGTGTTGGTGTCTACGATATGCTTGAACTCTTTACGGTTACCTGCATAGTCAAACAAGTCAACCCAAGTCTTCTTATCATTGATAGTACAGCTATAGACTACACTAGACATTTGCTCTGGTGAGTTCATGTTTACTGGTGTATCACCCATTAGCATACGTATCTGCTTGCTGAGCCGTTCTTCTATAGCTATCTTCTCTTCTTCAAACTCCTTACGTACAGCTTCTAAGGCGGTTCTATCCACCCTGATCCCTGACATGTACATTCTTGTAAGGGTTTTACAGGTTCTGAATGTAACGGCTCTGACGGGTAGTAGGGATTCAGATCCAGGGTTGGCATAGTCAGCTTCGATGGCGAAGAACAACTCACGAGTAACGTCAAGGTCACGGCGCAGATAAAAGCTAAGCTCTTTGAGGGGTATTTCATTGGTATTATATCCTTTCTTAAAGTACTCCTTTAAAGTATCGTCTTTCTGGAAGTCTAGTTCACGGCGCTGGGCGCACCCGTCCATACTCAGTACATCTTTTTTTCCTCTCAGTAAAATGTATTCAGCTAACATAGTGTCATATATGTCACCATCATACGTGAAGCCGCACTCCCATAACCACATTAGGTCATGCTGTGCGTTATGCATAATTAGTAGTGTAGTCTGATCTAGGATCAGTTGTATCTGCTTAGCTTGTAGGCCAGAGTTGTCCTTCTTTTCTACATGGTCTAACGTAAAGATGTTTGTCTCATTAACGTTGTCTATGTTCTGCGTACCTACTTGAGTAAGCGTATTGCCAGGCTCAAAGGGGTCCATGTGTAGTCTACCATTACGCTTGGTAGTTGTGTTCTCAACGTCTAATACTAATCTCATCCATCTATCCTCTTACGCCGTGTACTGACTACGATCTCCGTCTAGTTCGCAATGTACGACACCATGCCATCCACCCTTAAGCTTGTTCTTAGCTATGTTCAAGTGCCTTTGTGGATCTTGTTCGTCAGCACCCTCAACTAACTTGTTACGAGAGATCAGTAACATCAGGTCAGCTTCACTTGCCTTGCCTGTCTTACTGCCTTCCATCATACTCTGATCAACGTACACCTTACCTTCTGCATCTGCTGATAGCTGGGACATCCAGATGATAGCGCAGTTGTGCTGCTTGGCTATGTTACGTGCATGAATAGCAGCATCCTTAAGATATACGTGTGAGTCAGAGCCACCCTTAGAGGCAAACTTATCTCCCATGTCAAGTACGACTACATCAGGAGAGCAAGCCTTAACAACAGCCTCTACCCACGCCATATCCTTGCCTGTGCTATCCTTGATATAGATGTTCTCACTGACAGTCTTGTAGCGTGTCGCAGCGAGTGCGTAGTTGCCCTTAACCTCTTCCATTGACATAGTAGTAGCGGCACTAAGATACCTAGCTCCTACACGATGTGATGGCTCCTCATTGCACAGTACCATACACTTAGCACCCTGATCAGCAAAGCCACCTGGTGATGCTAGAGTAGAGGCATGGAAGCTTGTCTTACCAGTGTTAGGTCTAGCACCTACAATAACGAAATGCCCAGCGCTGATACCTTCTACTCTCTTTCTAAGTGACGGTATGTTCCATTTCCACTGGCATTCAATATCATTAGCCTTAAGTAAAGTATCAATAGACATGTCATCCCAATCAACCTTGAGGTTAGGCATGAAGTCATCCTGATAGTTCTGTATCAAGTTACGCAAGGGTTCTAGGCTATGGTCACCACCGTTGACATAATCAAAGCCAATGTTAGCTACCTCTTCGCCTACTACCTGTTGAAACATCTTAGACAGGACTTCTTCAGCTATACCTTGAGACATAGCATCTTCTTTGTTTATCCTACGGAAGACATCCTTGTATGACTCCTTGTTAGCCGTAGTTAAGGTGTTGTTACTAAAGAATAAAGCCTCTAACTCTGCTACACTCAGGTCTTTCTCATAGGTATCCATAGCGTAGTCAATGGTCTTCTTTACAAGACGTATATCCTTGGTGAATAGTTTGTCTGGGCAACGTACTCCTTTGTTGTTATCATAGAACTCTTTGTTCAAGAGGGTCTTGACAAGTGCAAACTCCATCATGCGTACACCTGTCTAATAGCAACTATCTCACGTTGCGTGTACGCTATCTCTACCTCAAGCTCTTTACGCTTAGGTGTTAGCTTTTTAGTAGTACCTAGAACTGCTAGGCGCTGGGCTTCTAGCTCTGATACCTGATCCTTTAGTTGTCGTAGATTCTTACTCATCTCTGGCTCTCCTTCTCTACTGCATAGAACATACCTTCTGTCCTACTCATTGATATAAATAAATCTCTTAGCTGCTGATATGACATGTACAACATCTGGTACTCATCTAAGTCATCATCAAACTGCCTAATATAAACTGTATCGTCTTCTCCTATAATCATTTCTACATCATTGAAGGCATCACCTTCATCTAAACTGGTGATGACAGATGCATCACTCTCAAACTCAACTGTGAACATTGTTAATTTTTGCTCTCTCTATTGCTCTTTTACGTTCTGACTCGTTAAAGTCCCTTATGTCTTGCTGGTCATACTCCGTTGTATGGTTTAGTTGTTGTTGTAACTCTTCTATCTTCTCGTTAGCCATCTTTAGCTCACGTTGTAGGTTCTCTATTTCTCCACACATACTCATAACTCTTACCTCTAATCTAGCTAAGCTCACCTAATGCCTCCCATGAAACAGGGAATAAGTCAAGCATTATTTCATTTATCTGATCTGCTACTACTCTTGTTTCGTATTGTGTATCTGACTTACACCGTAGGTTACACATGTCAGAGAATGCATCCAAGCTACCTGACCAGTACCACTCAGTCATGGTGGACTGTGGCAGCACCATACGTGCTTGCTCTGGTGCGACACCTTGCTTAAGTAAGTCTTTGTATGCCTTATTACACCATACATCATGCTTAGCTAAGGTACGCATACCAGAGTAAGATAATTCTACCTTACCTTCACTGCCCTGCTTCTTATCATCACTCTTGCCTCGCCACTCACTAGGCACATAGAACTCTGGCTCATCATCCACGTAGCGCCTAGATATTTCGTTCCATCTCAAGAACTTATGCTTGACAAGCTGCCTAGCTACAAACACGGGAGCCTTAACGTGAAAGCTTGCAAAGGCATGACCAAAGGGTGACGTATGCTTGTACTTGGCTAAGTATTTAATGAGCCTAGTGTCGCCCTCAGTCATCTCTGTGTGATTTTTACCAAAGCTAACCCTGGCTGCGTTCACTACAGACAAGTCACTGCCCATGTGATCCACGTAAGTAGCTGTTATCATTAGCGTTCTACCTCTATTTCAATACATTCTAGTGTCTCTGACTTGTCATTCACCATAACTGAGGCATACTTTAGTTCAACCATACACATTGTATCATTATCAAACGTGCCTAAGTGGTGGTATCGTATACCTTGATCAGGTATGAACTGCATCCACAATAGTATTGCTACCGTTTTCATTTCTTACACTCCTTAATCTCTGCTTCTAGTTTAGCTATACGTTCTTCTAGCTGATCTACTTTGTCTGCCAGAATCCTTATGTAGTATCTACTATTCACCGTGCAAACTCCTTAAGCTTATCAATGTCAGACTTTAATGCATACTTTATGTCATCGTCAAGACGTAAAGCACTGGTAGGTAGACCCGTCCAAGACACAATCTCTCGTGTAAAGGTCAACGTCTTGGGTGCAGCGTCAGGGTCAAGCGCTACGATAACTCTGCTATACTTTGCTATCTTAGCTTTGTGATGCTCTGTAAGTGACGTACCAAGTAAGGCCATAGCAGTCAAGCCTGGACATATCCTTGCGGCTGTGATTGCACTTATTACATCCTCTACTACAAGTATAGTACCGTTTGGTATACCTATGCACTTCGTAAAGTAATGACCTAGACCAGAGTACCTGTACCACTTAGGTATAGCACCATCTAAAGCTCTACCAGTAGCATCTACAAGCTTACCGTTACTAGTACAGGGGAACACACAGCGGCGGTCCTTAACGTCATACATAAGATCCTCACCTTGTATGTTCCACCTGTTTACAAACCTATGGAATAGCTTGTGCTCTGGCTTAGGTGACACAACATACTCAGGTAACGTCATTCTTTCTATCTCCTTCTTCTTACTACCTTCTGTAATCTTACTCCAAGCATTGAGTTTGGCTTGTATCTCTATTGCAGTCAAGCCACTGCCATACGCTCCTTTACTATTGCAGGATAACTTGTAGCAGTTGTATACAATAATGCCATCCTTGTTGGTTGCACTGAAGTCATTCTTAGCGTGACAAATAGGACACATACCTCTAAAGGACAGACCATCAGTTAGATTAAGTGTGTCTAAGTAGTCACTGATTTTACTCATCTTTATTACTCCATCTCTTTGCTAGTGCATTGGTAGCACCTGTAAATGTGTTTACTAAGTAAGGTGTAACAGAGTTAGGGCTAGAGTGTCCACTCACTTGCATGATTTCAAACTGATCTGCACCAGCCTCAACCATCTGAGTGATAGCGGTACGTCTTAAGTCCATACCAGTAAGCTCTGGTGGTAGTCCCGCCATTACCTTAACCTCATTGACTACTGCGTGTATCTCCTCTTCTTGATAGGGCGTGTATGCCCCTGCTCTACGTTTAACTCTAGGCACTACGTACTGTTGAAAGCCCCAATCTTCCTTCTGTAGTACCAGCATCTTGTTTAGCTGGGGTGGTATGGGTAGGTGTACTTCTGCTCCTCTCTTTCTTTGTACTAAGTCACAGCGCTGGGCTTCTAAGTCTAACGCATCCCAGGTTAATCTACGCATATCACCTAAGCGTTGCGCCCACTCGTAAGCCATGTGTACTATCAAACCTATAGAGCGATACTCAAACTCACCGTAGGCAGTATCTAAGAATGACTTGACGTTCTGGTGTGTCCACCTTACACGCCTTGGCTTACCAGCAGTCTTATCAACTAAGCTTATGGGACTAACCTGGACTATCTCAGCTTGCATAGCAACACGATAGACGGCTGAGAGGCACTCTGATCTAATGTTAGCGGTACGAGTACCTGTGCGCTCCCAGATAGCATAAGCTTCACTTAGTTGCTTAACACCTAGTTTGTCTATGCGTATACTGCCTACCTTTCTACCGTCCTTTAATACAGTATCGCATACTTTGTTAAGCTCACGGGTGTTATTCTTTTGTGTCTTTCCCGATACTTTTAGGAACTTGTTTGATTGGAAGTAGAACTCCACCAGATAACGAAAAGGGTGCTTGCCCTGTGGCACTATTGGGCTGAACTTTCTTGACACTCTCTTTCTCCTTTTTCTCTCTAGGTATAGGTCTGTCTGACCAATCGTCACAGGGGTCATCTTCGTTTGTTCCTTCCATCCTTTCCCCCTTGAAACGTATCGTAGATAAAGTAAGCACCCGCTACGAAATAGGCTATTATTATTATTATAGGTATAGCGTACATGCTTTGCCCTCTATATTAGAAAAATGGGTAATAGTTATCTCCTTCAGCTATGCATTTCTTTACGTGGTTAAGCTCACCTACAAGATGTTCTACATCATCTGACTTGCCTATCCAATCAGCATCATCAATAAACCTCTGTAGCTCATTGTGATACTGGTGTACACCTACTAAGTTCTCAGTGTTGAACTTCTCTTTCATGGGCTGTACTCCTCTATCTTAGCTTCCGTGTAGATAGCCTCTAAGCGGTCTACTTCTTTGTCTGCTCTGTACTCCTCTACATCATAAGCCCTATAAAAAGATAGTTCTCCTTGTATTAGTTCTACATTCCATGATTGGTTGCTGTAGTGTTTCTTCTTACGTATGATAAGCCTAGACATACTAGTCTTCCTCCTCATCTTTTATGTCTGGAAATGCGTTGTACATCTTATAGTATAGATGTCTTACTGCTGTGTCTGTTGACTTGTAGCAATCACCATCCATTTCGCTTGTCTCAGTGTAATACATATCAAGCACACTAATACAATGCTTTAGTACATCCTGTTGTTTACGTGTTAGCTTACTAAAGCCAGCAGTTAGCTTTTTCTGTTTAGCGTCACGTTCAGCTTTATACTTAGCACTACGTGCGGCTTCTTCTTCATTCTCAATATAAGGCATTTAGTCAGTCTCCTCTTGTGTTTCTACTATTATATAATTGAACGCTAATTGCTCCATCATGTCAAATATTTCATCATAGCGTTCTTGTGCTTCTATTGTATATACTGGCTCTCCTTTATCATCTACAGGGTATTCCCCTGCACCATCTCTAATGTACGGGTTCTCGTGCCATACCATACCTAGCACTTCACAAGCTATGTCTTTACACATATCTTTAAAGTCAGAGGCTGGCATCACTGCGGCTTTGCTTGTCATGATGTCACACCGTACCTTCTAATAATACATAACGTGTATAC